TTCCATGAGGGCAGCCGTTGACCTTTTAATGGACCCTAATAACGCTTATGAAAAACTTATCATTGTTAGACCGGCTGTAGAGGCAGAAGAAAAACTTGGTTCATTACCTGGTAATTTAGAAGAAAAATTAGACCCGTATATCTTCCCATCATATTACCTATTAAATAAAATTATCGGTAAAGAAGCGAGAGAAAAACTTAAAGAAGCGGAAATAATCGAAGTATTCGCATTAGCATACATGAGAGGTATGAATATCGACAATTCTATTTTAATTTTTGAGGAAGCTCAAAACGCAACTCCAAATCAAATGAAATTACTATTGACAAGGATAGGGTTTAATAGTAAGTTCTTTATATCAGGAGATTTAGAACAAACTGATAGATATAAAGACAAAAAACAATCGGGTTTATACGACGCATTACAAAGATTCCAAAACATTTCAGATGTAGGAGTTTATGACTTTAAAAATGCTAAAAATGTGAGAAACCCACTAATAAGTAAAATATTAGAAAAATACGATGAAGAGAATAGGAATTGAGGTTAACGGCGTTTTAAGAGACACTTTTGGTAAGTTTAGACAAATATATGAAAAACATATGATTGAAAACTATGAGTCTGAAAATACTAATCAAACGTTTACTATGGATATGTCTGGTAACACTTCACTTGATGGTGTTGAGGATGAATTTACATACGAAATTATTGAGCCTATTGACACATTCGAATTAAAAAATCATTTTAAATTCAAGTCTGATGAGGAATTGTATGATTTCATGTTTAATGATTTTCCTATGCAACTATTTGGGCACGCAGGGTCTACAGAAACATTTACATTTAATGACCTGAATAATTTTTATACTAAAAATAGAGATGAGTATGAAATTTTTATCGTATCGGATGAAATTGGTAAATCTAAACCAGCCACTCTATTTTTCCTTTCAAAGTTTGGGTGTTTAATAGAAAACATAAAGTTTTATTCAAACCCAACGTTGGATAATATGTGGGATACAATTGACATATTATTAACATCAAATCCAAATCTTATAACAGAACATCCTGATAATAAAGTTTTGGTTCAATATGTTACTGAATATAACAAAAATATAGATAACAAATATAAAATAGATAAGTTGGAAGACTTTGATGAATTAATTAAACAAATCAAATTATGATTGCATTTTTAGGTGAAAACTATTACATTGATGTTGATGAACTTGAGAATCAAGTAAGTTTATCCAACTCTAAAGTTGTACCACAATCAGGTGAAACGGAAACAGAACAAATAAGTGTTACTAGATATGAAACATTTAAACTTTTATTGGATGTGGTATTATCAGAAAGAGAAGAAGTTGATGAAAATTTAGGTCTACATGGGGCAAAAGCACTGACAATACCATTTAAATTGTCGTTTAATACACTATTATTAAATAAAATAATCAAAAAATTTTAAAAAATGGATTTAGAAAAAATACAAAAGGTTGAAGGTTCTATTAAAAATTTAGAACTTAGAAGTGCTAGAATATATTTTTTAGTACAAGATACTAAAGGTAACCCAAAGGCAAGTATCAAATATATTTACGATATTGCCATGACATTAAAAAATAATAACTATAACCCAATTATTATTCACGAAACTAAAGAATATGAAGGAGTTTCATCTTGGTTGGGTGAGTCATATGATGTCTTACCTCACCAATCAATTGATGGTCAAAATTTAGCAATTTCACCTGAAGATATTATTGTTTTACCTGAACTTTATGGTCATGTAATGGAACAAATTAAAAATTTACCTTGTGGAAAAGTTGTATTGTGTCAGGCGTATGACCATATGTTTGAGACATTACCTCCGGGTGTATCTTGGTCTCAATTAGGTATCTATAAATGTATTACGACATCTGAAAAACAAAAAGAATATATTTCAGAAATAATGAAAAGTATAAGTGTTGATATTTTAGAACCTTACATTGACGAGGTATTCACTAAAAAAGAAAAACCATCGAAACCAATTATTTCTATTCACACAAGAGAACCAAGAGATACCGCTAAAATCATTAAAACTTTTTATCTTAAATATCCACAATATCGATGGATTACATTTAGGGATATGAGAGGTATTACCATGAAAGATTTTTCTAAATTTTTAAAAGATTCTTTTTTAAGTGTTTGGGTTGATAATGAGTCAGCATTTGGTACCTACCCTTTAGAATCTATGTCAAGCGGAACACCGGTAATTGCTAAAATTCCAAACATGCAACCAATATGGATGAATGAAGAAAATGGAGTTTGGATTAATAACTTAAATGAAATGGTAGATGTAATCGCAAACTTCATCCAAAATTGGTTGGAGGATAATATTTCAGAAACATTATATGATAATATGTTGTCAACATCTTCTAACTATAAAAACAAAGAAAAATTCAATTCAACTGTTTTAGAATTATTTGATGAATATTTCACAACAAGAAAAGATTCATTCCAAGAACAACTTGATAAACTTAAAATTACAGAAGAAACAAATTAATATTATGGAAAATATTTTAAACGTATCGGTTATATTACCAATCAATTCTTTCAAAAACAGAGATTTTGATACATACTTTGATAGAGCGATTAAATCTATACAAATTCAACACACTAAACCATCAGAAGTTGTAATTGTACATTCAGATGAAGATGGATTAAAAACAAAATTAGAAACTTTTGATTATAGTGGATTAACAGTAAACTTTATAGAAAATAAAGGTAAAGTGGATTTTTCGTCACAGATAAATTTAGGTGTTGAAAACGCTAAATCTGATTATGTTAGTATTCTTGAGTTCGATGACGAATACTCAACAATTTGGTTTAAAAATGTAAAAAGATATATTGAATCATATCCTGAAGTTGAAACGTTCTTACCGTTGGTTGTAGATACCGATGAAAAAGGTATGTTTGTTGGATTCACTAACGAAGCTACATTCGCAGCAAGTTTGAATACGGAAATCGGATATTTAACAAATGAAGTTTTAATGAATTATCAAAATTTCCAAACAAGTGGAATGGTTATTAAAAAATCAACTTACTTAGATAATGGAGGTTTAAAACCATCTTTCAAACTTACTTTTGTTTATGAATTTTTATTAAGATTAACATATAATTCAGTACAAATTATGACCATTCCAAGAATCGGTTATAAACACATGAATTTTAGAGAAGGTTCAATATTTTGGAATTATAAAAATGGTCAAAATAGAATTTCAGATGATGAGGTTGCATTTTGGATTGAGTCAGCAAAAAAAGAACATTTTTTCACTTCTGATAGAAATATAAAATATGAACCACAGGAAGCATAATGATATTATCGTCAGGTACTATAACAGAAGTTACTTACGAAACGAATAAGGCGGATAAAAAAATTAAAAAAAATAATTATTTTGATGTCCGTGAAGAAGAGGCAGTAAAGGCATATATAATAGCCGAAACAAAAATAGAAAAAGACCACATTTATAATGAGTTTTTAAGATACCCTCTTGATAAGATGATTGAATCAATTATACGTCGTTATAAGTTATATCGTAAAGATATGGACTATAACGACGTTCATAGTGATACTCATTCATTCTTAATGACCAAAGTGGATAAGTTTAAGCCGGCAAAAAACAAAAAGGCTTATTCGTATTTTGGTACAATTTGTAAGAATTATTTAATGGGTCAAATTTTAAAAGACCAAAAAGAAACCAATAGAAAAGTATCATACGAAGATATCTCAAGCGCATTAGAAAATAGACCAGACATGGTTTATTATTTGGAATTTGAAAAAATAGATGCGGAAAAAATAATAGATAAATTTTTAATAGATTTAAAAGACTACGTCATGAATTCGCAACTTCAAGAAAACGAAAGTAAACTTGGATATGCACTTATAGAATTATTTGACGATTACGGTAATATCTTTATTGGAAATGATAATAATAAGTTTAATAAAAACATTGTGTTATTAACATTAAGGGAGATGACAAATCTTAATACTAAAGAAATTAGAACATACTTAAAAAAATACAAATCTCTTTATTTAGAAACTTTAAAAAAGATACATAATCAATAATTAAATATTTATTGATATGAATAGAACAAGAAAAAAAGAAATTAGTTTAAACAAAGACTCAGTATTAAGTTTAATGCAGGAGATTTACAATGAACTAGTTGAGCAACGTGCGACTGCGATAAGAATACAAAACAAAATGTTGGCACTTTTAAAAGATGCCGAGGACATGACTGTAATTGGTCCGGTAATAAAAGAACAGCAAAAAATAATTAACGATACTATCGAAAAGAAGTTAACTCTTTCTAAATTACAATCAGGCATTTGGGAAAAATCTAACAACACTAAGGAAGATAGTTTTAGTTTATCCGATATGGATGAAGATACTTTACAATCGTTAATACAAAAGGATGTTGATAACAATAAAGGTCAAAACTACCAACTTTAATCATGGGATTAGATTTACAAAATGATTACGAAAAGGCTAAAAGTAAAATTAACGCTTACAAAACTACTGCCGAAACCAAAAAGGCAAACCTTTTAAAGTCAAAAGAAAAGGCACAAACTTCTTTAGATAAAAAGAAAAGTGATACGGTTAAACAAATAAGTGAATTAGAAAACAAGGCTAAAGATTTTGTAAGCAAACAAAAAAATGAAATTAAAAGTGAGGTTAAAAATCAATTAGAACAACTTTTAGAATTATTTAAACAAACATTCCCACCATCAGAAAACAAATCTATGGATACGGTTAGGAGGATTTTTTTAGAAGCGACACAAAACACAAAAGAAAAAGTAAAAAGTATATTAATCGAAGAGATAGTATCAACCATAGGTTGTTCAGAAGAACAGTCCTACGAAGATAAAGTGAATCAAGACATTTATATAAAAGTAAGTCAAATTGATTTATTTAAAAAGTTAATATACTCACCAGATGATGAAACAGCGAAGTACTATTACGAAATTAAAAAAACTCCAAATGGTATAACGCCATACAGTTTGAATAGGGAACTTTATAATAGACTCCAAAACTTAGGTCAGTCTTATGAAACTGAATACGGAACTTCATATTACGGGGCATCGGGACAAGAACTTTTTAACATTGAGTATGTTCAATCTTACCCAAGTAATAACCCAACTAATTTCGGTGATTTTTTCAAAATTAATTTGAAACCCCAACTAAACAACACGACTTCGGTTAGTGATTTTTTATTTGATTACTACAATAGTATTGAGATATTTGGATTAAATACTATATACACAGAATTGCTAAATCAACTTTTTGGTGGGTTTGATTTTAAATTAAGTTTATCCACTGACAAAATGAGGGAGGAGAAAAAATTTGATTTAATTATTAAAAGAATTATGGGTGTTTGTTCTGACCCAACTAAAAATATCGATGTGAGTGGTAACGCTAAATTAAACGATTTAGATTTAATCGACGATAGTTTTTTTGAAATAAGTAACCAAGAATTAAGGGGAGTTGAAAATGACATTAATAACATCATTTCAGGTTTAGTTGAATTTGAATCATGTAACGGAGTTAAATTACCTATCAACACTACCGCCATGTTTAATTCATTAGACCAAGTAATAACTGAAACCAATCCTTCAAGCCAAATTGATTTAATTGAAAGTGGGTTAGATGACTTAGCTAAAGACCCAAATTGGAGTAATCAAATACCTGGTATAGGATTTAATTTAGACATTAAAGGTGATATTGATTTTAAAGTAATTTCACAAATGGCCAAAGTCATTTACAGAACGGTATTATCACCTAAAGTGATGTTAGGGTTTTTAATTATGGTAAAGGCGTTAAATAACAATTTAGCAAATACCTTAGACGGTGCTTACGATGATTTAACCAATTTTATGAAGACATTTAGAAAATTTAATATAAATTTTATACAAAGAATTTTTTCTTTATTTGTTGAGGAATTGTTTTTAATAATAAAACGAGACATTAAAAGATTTGTTGAGGGGATTTTACTTGATATAGTAAAAGAAGCAAAAAATAAACAACTACAAATGTATTCGTCTATTCTTTACGCCCTTTTAATTGCCGGTGAAGCACTAATAGATTTTAGAAATTGTAAAAGTGTGATTGATGAAATATTAAAATTATTGAATTTAGGTATTAGCCAATTAAATATTGGGTTACCGACATTCGCATTAGCGGCTTCAAAACTTTTAAGTGGTATATCGGATACAAGAGCCTTGTCGAATGTAATAGAAAATTTACAAAAATCGGGGTTACCAACTGGTGATTTACCAGACGGAAGCCCAAATTTTATGAATAATGCATTTAAAGGTATTATAGATGGTATGAATAAAGAACAAGCGGAAAATGGTAAAACTGAAGTGTTTATACCACCATTAACTGTTGTTGTACCTCCTTTTGGTGCGGGACCTGGTGTTACAAAATTTTCAAAAGGATATGGTAAATCGTTTTAATTATGGAAGCAGAAGAAATAAAAGAAATATTAAAAAACCATAAAAATAAACCAAACAAGGATTTGGTTGAGGTTATGGATTTTTTAAAAGAAGATTTTGATAAAACTAAAGACCTTATTATCAAATTAACACATCATTTAGATGGTGTTGAAAAAGAATATAATAAAGTCTATGATGAATATAGAAAAAGATTAAATGGCTGATTATATAGACGGACAACAGATATTTTTTGGTAAATGTGTCGATAGTGACGACCCATTAATGTTGGGTAGAGTTAGGGTTGAACCTGAGACCTTAAACATTACTGCGTTACAAAATTCAAGTCCTACGTTTGACCCAAATTCAACAAACCCGAGTAAAAACGGTAAATGGTCTCCTGTGGACCCATTTGTCTATTTACCATTACTACCTTATTTTGTTAATCAAGTTCCAAAAGTAGGTGAAAAAGTAATGTTGTTTTATTATAACACAAACACAAAAACAGGTAGAAATAAATTCTACATGATTAGTACATTTTCATCACCAACAACAATCAAATTTGAAGATGGGTCATCATCACAAACAAGATTGAATTCAGGATACGGTAACTCTACTGAAAAACTTCCACCTATTAAAAACCAAAATGGGACTTTTAAAAATGATAAAAATAAAGGAGTATTTCCTGAACCTGTTGATATTTCAGTAAGTGGTAGGGATAGTGCAGATTTAATTTTAAAAGAAAGTGAAGTTTTATTAAGGGCAGGTAAACATAAAAAATTCTCTACAGGTCAAATACCTGAGGCAGATAGTAAGAGGGCATTTTTACAACTTTCAAAATATGAAAGTGATATTACTTTTGGTGACGCTAAATTTAGAAAAAAATTAGTACAAAATAAAAAACCTATTAAGTATTTGATTGAGTATGACGTAATAAACCCTGAGAACCAATTTTCGGCATTTACAGGTATGTTATACATTTATCAATTAAGAACAGAAAAACAATCTGAAAAAACTTTAACGGGAAACTTTAATGTGAATACACAATTAGACACTACAGGGGCAACTGATGGTGTTCAATTAATAAGAATGATTAATTTCCCTATTGGTTTAAATTTAGATGATTTATCATTACAGATTAATCAAACTTTAAAAACTATTATAACCAATCCTTCTTTAGCTCTATTATCACCCACTGTTGAAAAAAACCAACAGTATCCTTTTTACTTTAGACCGTCAAGTAAACTTTATAATATAGTGACAAAACCTACTGCAGGTTATTTTATAGCGTCCGCAAATATGATTAAATTAATGTCCATGGTAAAAATCTCGACAACAGATATTACACCTGGATACGGTTTAGTTATAGATTATAAATTATCTCCAAATATACCTTTTGAATTTCAAAGTTCTGCATTTGCACCATCAACAACCAAACTTTCAGAAAATACCGCAGCATTACTCGGGGCTAATAGATTATACCTTTTATCCAACGAGACTGAAATACCTGGAAAAACTAAAATAAATTTTGATAATAGTATCTATGGTATTGAGCAAGACACTATTACTAATGACATCGAACCAAATACCTCATCTATGGTAAGAGGTGAAGAACTTTTAGAACTTCTACAATTAATTGTTAGATTCTGTATTACTCACGTCCACCCATATCCGGGAATGCCTCCGACACCTGTAACAGTTGACGGTTTAACTAGTGATGAATTACTTTCAAATATGTTTAATGCTTATCAAAAAGTTTTGAATAGTAATATTCGACTTAACTAAGTATTTATATATAAAACAAACATGTCAATTTATAGGTCTTATCTCAGTAAGTCAAATACTATAATGTATAACTCGTATACCAATACGGGTAGAAATCCTATTGTTGAATTATTTTATGGAAATTTAAGTAATTCTACAACACCTACAGGGTTTAGTAGATATATTTTTAATATCGATTTATCGGGGCTCACATCAAATTTTAATAATAAAATAATTTCAACGGGATGTAGTAGAAATATTACTCATACACTTCGTATGACTAATACTTCTTTTTTTGATAATGAATTATTAAATGATAAAACAAGTCAAGGAAGAAGAAGAGCAACTTCATTTGATTTACAATTATTAAGAATACCAAGATTTTCAGGAAACACAGGAACAACACAAACTTGGGATAGTGGTGTCGGATATGATTATTACGAGTTTAAAATAACCAATTTAAATGATAGAGCATTTTCTACAAGACCTTCAAATTGGTATGAATCGACAACAATAACGGATTGGTCCACACCAGGAATTTATAACAATACAAATTCATTAACAGGTTTGACGGGGTTAAATTATTCCGCCCTTACTGTAGTTGCAACTCAACACTTTGAATATGGAAATGAGAATATTGAGTTCGATATGTCTCATGAAATAAATTCTATTTTAACCGGTGGGACATCAGCACCTGCAGGATGGATTATTTCATACTTACCACAAGTAGAAAATATATCAGGTCTAACTGAAAATTATTCAGTTGGGTTTTTCTCCCCACATACACAAACGTTCTATGAACCATTTTTAGAAACAAACTATAATGATTTTATTGATGATGATAGAAATACTTTTTACTCAGGAAATATAAATGACCTTTATCTTTATGTGTATGAAAATGGAAATGCGGTTAATTTGGATTCTAACCCCACTGTAGACATTTTAGATAGTAATGAGGACCCTGTACAAGGTTTTACCGCATTAACTACGTGTCAAGTCACAAAAGGTGTATATAAAGTAGTTGTAAGCGGATTAACAGGGACAACAATTCCTTGTTTATACTATGACCTATGGAAAGGTTTATCAATTAATTCAACATCAATAACAAATGTTCAAAACGAATTTGTATTACTTGCTAAAAATGGTAACTACCAAATAGGTTCAACAACCAATAGTCCAAAAATTTATGGGTTTTCATTTGATGGTATTAAACAAAATGAACAAATCCTTAATACTGACATTAGAAAAGTTAATGTTACAATCAAAAAGGCTTACTCAACAAAACAAGTATTAGATAATATTGAAGCATATTATAGAGTTTATGTTAAAGAAGGTGGTAACACTGAAGTTCAGGTACAAGATTGGACAAGAATTAATAAAACACCTGATTCTTACTATTTTATTTTTAATACAACAGATAAGATACCGAACGAATACTTTATTGATATGAAGGTAGTTTCAGATAAAAATACAGATACTTATAAAAGAGAACTTCAGTTCCAAATTGTTAATAAAAAATAATTATGAAAAATTTAGATTACATTATTAAAAAAGTAGTTAAAGAAACTATTGAAGATAAACCTTCAAGACAAGAGCAAGAATCTTCAAGATATATGTTCTTTTCAAACTTAGAACAAATGAGAAGACAATGTGATTTATTGTTAGATTTAGACCATTCTATGATTGAAGAAATTTTAGAAAATGGTCACGATTGGGCTCAAGACCATATTGCTGAAGCAAAAAATAATATGGACCAAGTATTTGATTTTTTAATGAATGAATCAAAAAAAGATGGTATGGAACTTTCTATGAATATCGATGACAAAAATATGGTAATGGGTGAAGGTAGAAAAAAAACAGGTACTAAATTATGTGCCCGTGGTAAGGCGGCAGCTAAGTCAAAATTTGATGTTTACCCATCAGCATACGCTAACGGATACGCAGTTCAAGTATGTAAAGGTACAAAACCAGGATTAGACGGTAAGAAACATTGTTCAGGAGCTTATTGTTAAAGTGAACTTAAAATATTTTTTATAATTTTTTCTAAGGACTCATTTTGGGTCCTTTTCTTTTTTGGTTTGTATGAAGTCATTACAGGTTTTTGACCTTTACCTGTTTGAGTATCCTTTTTCTCGGCTCTTCTTTTTTGAGCACAAGCCGCTTTTTTAGCAGAATCACTCATTTTTCCAGCAACTCCCGCAGCTCTACATTTAGGATATGATTTACTACTTGCGTCAGGTCTACCACATGGTGGGTGTTTTCCATCCACTTTCCTACAAATATTAACCCATGGTCCTTTTGGTTGTTTCGAACCCTTTGGTTTTTTCTTTGTACCAAACCATACTGCCAAATCTTCATTAAGATTAATTTTATCTAATTCTATCCATTCTTTTATTGGGACCATGTTTTTATTTTTACCTGGAAATTGATTTATAGGGTTACCTTCGGTATCACTAATAGTTGAATCTGGATGATTTTTTATAAAATTATAAATTTTATCAGCAATTCTTTCTTCTTTTTTTCTTTGTTTCTTACTCCTTTCCATTTTACCATCATAAGAATCGTAGGCTAAGTCAGGACTTTTGTAATTTGATACGGGTTCAGTAAAGGGACTTAAAATATTTTTTTTAAAGTATCTCTCACCAGGTATTAAAGGTGCAATATAACTACCTCTTGAACCGCCTGAGGATGTTGCTTCATTTAAATTTTTTCCCATAACTATAAATATCTATAAAATAAAAAAGGTCAGATTTCTCTGACCTTTTCTTATTCTGTTTTTAATTGATTATCTCAATTCTCTCAAGTCAAATGTTCTAACTCCATCAACTGTGATACGTCCGTAGAAACGGTTGTTAACCATTTTCTTAGCGTATCTCGTCATGATACCTTTGATAGGTGTGAAGTTGAATGGGTTATACATTGTAGGTGTTAATTGTAGAGGAACATATGGTGCGTAAACGTAACCTGTGTCTAACAATGAAGAACCTTTGTGACCCAACAATACTGTGTTTGGTGGGAAGTAAGGGTCACGGTAAACTTGGTAACGCCCAGCTAATGTACCAACTCTTTCAATACCCATGTTGTATTGGTCTTGCTCAGGAGACGCGTTAGATACGTGGAAGTATTCTAAATCGTCAAAGATAGCTGAAATCTCAGAAGATACAACAATCCAGTTAGCCCCACCTCTTAATGTAGATTTGTGGATTTGTGCTGAAATTTGGTTGATTGCTGTAATCAATGTTTGATTCCAATCTTTTTGAGTGTATTGAGTTAATGGGTTAGAAGAAGTTCCTCTTTTCCATCCGTTATAATCCCAACGTAAGTTCCAAGCCGCTCCTTTACGTAAGTCACGTAAAATTTCACGGTCGATTTCTGCAGCTACTTGCTCAGATAATAAAGCTGTTAATTCAGCTTCAGCATCAATGTTGTGGAATGCAGAAACGTCTTGTGCCAATTCAGGAGACCATTGTGCTCTTAGTTTTCTTTCTGTAACAGATACAGTTACTGACTCAAGGTCAAAAGAAACTTCACCAATTTTGTCTTCGAATTCTAATTCTTCATATACTCTATAAGAACATGTGAATTGTCCGTCTACTGCAGTACCAGCGATAGTTGTAGTTAAACCTGAATAACCATCAATTGAGTTAGCCCCGATAGCACATGGTACTTGTAAATCAACCTCTAAGTAAATTAGACCTGTAGCTGAACAAATGTTGTCATAAGAACCACCATTTCCAGGGTAATTACCACTGTAGAAAGTTGTTGCTTGTTGTGAACCGTATTGAACGATACCTTTACCATATTTTTGAGTAACAACACGGAAAAGTAAATCAGAAGAACCTGCTCCTGAGAATGCTCCACCTGCAGTTGTTACCGCATTAACTTGTAAATCAGATAAGAATGCTTCGTTATCCATTTCTTGACCTTCAGGTCCAATCAATTTACCAGCACCTACAGATGTAAATCCAGAAAGAACTAAAAGAACTTTTCTGTATTCACCTGCTGCGTATGCTGACTCAACTAATTGACCGCTGCTCCATGCAACTGTAACCGCATTTTTAGTTAAAGCTGAGAATCTACCTTTAGAATAGTCAAATAACCCTGGAGGGTCTAATGTTGGTTCAGAACCTTCATAAAATCTATCGTAAAGGTTTTTATCAGTTGAGTTATAACCTTGACCGATATTACTGTTAGGTGTGTTAGGACCTCCAATTGGTGGGTAGTGTAACTGTCCGTCAACCGCGTTAGGGAATTGGTAACTTTGGATTTTAGGTACGAAGTAGAACAATTTACCAATAGGTAAGTTCATAGCTTGTACAGATACTAAATCGTTAGCCAACAATTTAGAGAATACACGTCTTACGATAGGGAAAACTACAGTTTCGAAAGAACCTGAGCTATCCGTAGAAGCCGCTTCGTTGATTAGGTGAGAAGCTTGGTTTTCATATAACTGTGCCATGTTCTCTTTGATGTGTCCTTTAAGACCGTCTAGGAATCCTAATTTATCCCATTTGTTGATTGTATCTTCTTTGATAACTTTAAGGTGTTTTAACCCGATGTTACCAACAAGACCTGATTCTAATAATGCTCCCATTTTATTTTTTTTAATTTGAGTTTATTTATTGTTTATTTAATTTTTCCCATCAAATCTTTCATTCTTAAGAATTGTGGATTTTCATAAGTTTTACTTTCAATCAAATTAGATGCTGAACCATTTGAAGGTGTACTAATAAGTTTTCTTTGAACTGATTCAGTTACAACTTCATTACTTTTATTTCCTCCTTCTAATTCAGATTTAATTGATTTGTAAAGTGACTTAGATTCTTTAATTGTTTCTACGTTATCAAATCTTCTAAGTATGTTTATTTTTTCTTGTTTTGTTGTTGAGTGTTCAGTGAACAATCTAGTAGAATATGCCAAGTTTGAGTTAAACACAGCAACTTCATTTAATTTATTTCTAAAGAAATCAAGAGCCTTTTTGTACTCTTCATTTTTTTCTCTTAATAAATTAAGTTCTTTTTTAACTGATTCATTTCTTACTTGACTAGGTGCTGCAACACGGTCTCTTTCTGCTCTTCTTCTGTAAGTCATAGTTCTTGATGCTTCTGTAGTCTCACCACCCATATAGTCGTCTTCCATACAATCACCTTCCATACAATCACCTTCCATGTAGTCACCTTCCATGTAGTCACCTTCCATGTAGTCTGATTCGGTTTTCATATCATCAATCATTTCTTCATCCATCCATCCTTCTTCCATGTATTCTTCATCCATTTCAGATTCAGTAACTCCATGTTTAACTTTAGGATATTTGAATTTAGGTCCCTTACCTGTTTTCTCAGATTTTACACCATCTTCCATGTCATCATTAAAACCTTTGTTGTTAACTGAAGATTTTGGTAAACCGTTTTTCATTTTACCAAACCCCATTCCAACAGGTTTCATTGATTCGCTAACTTCCAATTCGTAAATAGTTTCATCCATTTCGTCGTAAGACTCGTCCATTTCGTCATAAGATTCATCCATCTCATCGTAAGACTCGTCCATTTCGTCATAAGATTCATCCATCTCAGAATTTTCCATATCACCTTCTTTTTCTTCGAAGACTAATTCATAAATTACACTCTCGTTCATATCTTCCATAGGATTTTCCATAGATAAACCTGAATCGTCACCTAAATCAATAAAGTATTCATTATTTGTGTTGTTATCGGTAAGGTGGATTTTATTATCATCTTTAACAACGATAATTCCATCTTCATCACCCATAGCTTTAAACACTTTCAATACTTCACCAGGTTTAGCACCTGTCATATCAAGAGGTGGTAATTCGTCTTCGTTATCAGTATTAACTTCAGCACCCATCATAGTAACGTCAACGTCACCATCTTCAGGATTTACTTCAGTATCAACATCAATTGTCTCCTCGCTATCATCTGCGACATCTGTGTCAGCATCTACACCTACCACTTCTTCGGTGTCATCTTCTTCTTGTTCGCGTAAAGACTTTTTTGTTTTTGTGCCAAATAATGACTCTTTTACTAGTTCACTGATTTCTTCCTTCATTGTAGAAGCAAGTATTCCTTTTGCGTTTTCGCTAATAGCTTCTTCGATAGACCTCATTTGTAATAAAGTTTTCTCTACTAAATTTTCGTTTTTTTCTAAACTCATTTTATAATGCAATGCGTTTTGCGTTTATTTTTATTAGATAAATATACCTTAGTTTGAAAAAGTTCTTATTTTAATGTAGATAGCCAAAAAAATTGGGCATAAAAAAAGGGGACATAAAGTCCCCTTACTTAATAATTTAAAAAAATTATTCGATAACTTCGTCGATTTTACTTTCAACGATTGCAGTAATTCTCCAATCCATTGAATAAGTTTCGTAAACTTTCGTTACTTTCGCTTCGACATCTGTCGGTGAAAAACCTCTCACAAGTTTTTCTTCTCTCATTTTTTTAACCTTACCTGTGTTATCATCAACCATATCGGTTGTGATTTTTGCTACAAAATACTTTTCGTCCATAATAAATTTTTTACTTTCCTAAATAATCGGACAATCTTTTCATTAAGTCAACAGATTTTTCTAATCCACCCCCATTACCAACTGAAGTATTATCATTTTCTGCCAATTTTTCTTCGTATCTTGGTCTATCTTCTTTATTTAAGTAAAGATATGCTCCAGGTGTGGATGGTGATGATACAAGGTCAAAACAAATTAGTTCAAAATCATCTTGTACTTCATTTTGGTCTCCTTTTTTTACTAAAGACCCAACACCACGAGAAGAAACTCCCATAGTAACCCCTTGTCTCATCATGTTAGCCGCAACATCACCCTTAGATGATACAATACCTCTTTCATGAAAACCAGGTGTAGTTAATAATTTAATCTTACCCATCAATATGTTACCTTCCCACCACATCTCTGTA